GCCAGTCAATTGCGAACAGTGCTAGGCGTGAGCGTCTCTTTATACAGTGACAGTTATTTGGACGAAATAATCAACACCAGCGAAGCCGTGATTTTGCCCATGCTGGTGGCAAACACTTCAGCAATTCAGTCATACAAACTTGAATCAAATGTTGCTTATTTTTACACCGAAAGAAATCATCATTTTGTGGCAGGTCAATCAGTCATTGTGACTGGACTGCCAGCACCGTTCACGGCGACACATACAGTCGTGACGGCAACGCCTTATTCATTCACCGCTGCATTGACTTCATCAAATGTCACATTGCGCGAGATCATTCCAATGGGCACTGCAACCCTTCAGGGCTATTCAGCAGCTGATTTATACGCAACCAGCGCACCAATCGAATCTGCAATTTTGGCAGTCAGCGTCGAAGTCTTTCAGTCACGCGTTGCCGCTGGTGGGCAGATCGAAGGCGTGGACTTTACTTCAACGCCGTACCGCATGGGGCGCAGCCTGACCAATCGTGTTTCGACCTTGCTTATGCCTTACTTAGACGTTGAAACGGTTGTGCAATAAGTGCCAGCCAATGCCGTTTCCGATACACGCGCAGCCTTAGCCAACGCCTTCAGCGCGTTATCTGCGAACGTGTACGCGAGCGTTCCTGAATCGCCAATTCCGCCCGCCATTGTGGTCGTGCCCGATTCGCCTTACATGGAAGTTGTTTTGATAGGCAAGGCGTCAACAAAGGTTAAAATCAATTTTGCAATCACCGCCATTGTTGCTTCAAATAGCAACGCAGGGTCATTAGATAACCTGGAAAAACTCATCATGGGAATTCTTGCGGCAATGCCCGCAGGATACGTTGTAGGTCAGATCGAAAAGCCGACGGTTCTTGAAGTGGGTCAGTCGCCCATGTTGGTTGCGGACATCAACGTTTCAACGTACTACACACAAACAACATAGGGGACAAAATGCCAACGACAATCATTACTGGTCGCGATTTAGTCGTGACCATTGCAACCGTTAACTATGACGCGCAGGCGACCAGCGCAGTCTTAGCAAATTCACCAACAGTCGAGACATACCAAACACTTGACGGCAAGGCTTACAAGCACATTGACGATCAGTGGACATTTGACATTTCAATGCTGGCTGACTGGGGCGCGTCAGGTTCATTGTGCGAAGCATTGTGGACTGCATGCGAAACTGCACCAAACACAACACTGGCAGTTTCATTGACTGCCGTTACTGGTGCAGTCTTTACATTCAACGTCATGCCAGTATTTCCAGCAGTCGGCGGGTCAGCACCTGACGCGCAGACAGTTGACCTATCATTCATAGTTGTGGGAACACCTACTGAAAACTTCAGCTAGGAATTAACAATCGGGAGAAAAAATGAAGTTACCAATAACAATTGAATACAACAACGGCGACCAAATCACCTACACGGCGGCACCGCCTGAATGGGTGAAATGGGAGAAGCAAACGGGTCACACCATTGCACAGGCGCAGGAAAAAATCGGAATTTCCGATTTAGTATTTCTCGCCTATCACGCTATGAAGCGCGAAGCCGCTGGGAAGCCAGTTAAGCCAATCGAAGCATGGACGGAAACCATTTCCGAAGTGATCGTCGGTGAAGCAAACCCAAAAGCCACCCAGTCGGAAGCCTAAGTCGAATCGTTTGGGAGATAGCCCTGGCAACGGGGCTATCCCCAAATGAGTTTGAAAGTGCCGAAGACATTTTGACGATACTTGAAATTTTAGAAAGGCGGGCAAATGGCAACTGAAGCGATCAGTTATGACAAAGCCGAATTGCGCGCCATAACCCGTTCATTCAAGGCAATGGACGAAGAAGCAACCAAACAGGCAAAAGTCATCAGCAGCGAATTGGCGGACTATGTTCGTTCAAGCGTGATCGACGCCGCGTCAACCAGCGGCACGAATCAAGCCGCGAAAGTCAGAATTGCCACTGGTGCGAAGGTTTCAAAGTCATCAAAAATTGGTGAGATTTCCTACGGTTTCGCAGCCCAAAAGTTTTCAGGCGGCGGCACAACGCAACAGTTATGGGCAGGTAACGAATTCGGTTCAAATAAGAAAAAGCAATTTCCAGTGTGGTCAGGTCGTGAAGGTCGCGGTTCACGCGGCTGGTTTATCTATCCGACATTGCGCAGAATCCAGCCTGAAATCGTCAAGCGTTGGGAAAACGCATTTGTCAAAGTTGTGAAGGAGTTTGACTAATGGCTGGCAGTCGTACCCTTAAACTCTCGATTCTTGGCGACGTCGACAATCTGAACAAATCGCTGAAAACCGCGTCAGGCGACGTCGACACATTTGGCGACAAGGTTGGCAAGGCAGGCGTTGCAATTGGTAAAGCATTCGCCGCAGCTGCTGCCGCTGCTGGTGCTGCCGCAATCGCAATTGGTATCGAAGGCGTAAAGGCTGCAATTGCTGACGAAAAGGCACAAACACAATTGGCGTTGGCGTTGGAAAATGCCACGGGTGCAACCCAGGCGCAGATCAAAGCAACCGAAGATTCGATTCTTCAAATGTCATTGGCGACTGGTGTTGCTGACGACGAATTGCGCCCAGCACTTGGTCGCCTGGTTAGATCAACGGGCGACATCACAAAGGCGCAAGATTTACTTTCAACCGCGCTGGACATCAGCGCAGCAACAGGCAAGCCAGTCGAAGCAATTGCAAATTCACTTGCTAAGGCTTACGACGGCAACACCGCTGCCCTGGGCAAATTGGGCGTCGGGTTATCTACTGCCGAATTGAAAACAATGTCATTCGAACAGGTTCAAGGTCGCCTGACTGAATTATTTGGTGGCGCAGCAGCCCGCAACGCTGACACTTACGCGGGACAGATCGCACGCGTTCAGGTTGCATTTGACGAAGCAAAAGAAACCCTGGGAACGGCGTTGTTGCCAATCCTGGACAAACTATTGAAGTTCATCAATGAAAACGCATTGCCAGCAATCCAGGCATTTTCAGCGGCGTTCAGCCTTACCGAAGGCGACGGGTTTGGCAAGATCATCACCGACGTTGGCACAACATTGAAAAAAACATTCACACCAATCATTGAAGGCGTGAAGTCCGCATTTGATAGCGTGAAAACCGCCGTGCTTAATAGCAAGGACGAATTTTCAGCGTTTTTCGAAGTGGTCAAATTTGTCGCGCCGATACTGGGCAAAGTTATTGGGGCACAAATTAAGGCAATTGGAAACATTGCCGAAGTTGTTATCACGATCATTTCAAAGGTTTTGGCTGCGATTAAGCCATTGTTGAACACTGCTATTGACGGAATCAATTTAATAATCAAGGGTTACAACTTAATTCAAACAGGTAAAGACATTCCAGCAATTCAAAAAATCGGTGCTTCATCAGGTTCAACCGCGACGGGCGCACTGGGCAATTTTTCAATGTCCACGGGTCAAGTTTCAACAATACCAACCAGCACGGTTTCAACTGGCGGTGGTGGTGGTAGCACGGGCGGCGGGGGAACAACTAGCGGGGGCGGCATTGCGGGCGTAGTTGCTTCAGCGGCTTCAGCTGCTAACAACATTGTTTCAGGCAACTTCAATCCTGGTTCATTCCGCATGGCAGAAAACGCGGGCATGGGTACGACAATTAACCTGACCGTGACAGGGGCATTTGATCGCGAAGGCACTGCACGAACAATCGTTGAAACCTTGAACGATTCGTTTTACCGTGGCACGGGTGGTGCAGGAAGCCTTCAAATAGCATGACGCAATGGTCACCCATTTGGAAGGTTGAAATTGACGGCGTTGAATACACCGACGCCGTTTTGGCAAACCTAATCATTCGTAGCGGTCGAACAAACATTTATGAACAGGCGCAGGCGGGTTATGTAAATCTTCAATTGATCGACGTCAACCAAACTGCAATCCCGGTGACGATCAATTCAACAATTTCGGTTCAGGTCAAAAATACTTCAAACACATTTGTTTCAATTTTTGGCGGCAACGTCGTTGACATTGGTTTGGAAGTTCGCGACGTGGGCACAACTATGTTCACGCAGACTTATTCGATCACCGCATTGGGCGCATTGGCACGTTTGCCAAAAACCTTGACCAACGGGGTTCTTTCCAAAGAATTTGACGGTGATCAGATTTATGACATTCTCAGCGACGTTTTGTTCAATACATGGGCGCAGGTGGCGGGTTCGGTTACGTGGGGAACATACACACCAGCGGGCACAACATGGGCAACTGCTGAAAATAACGGTTTAGGTGAAATCGATCGCCCAGGCAATTATGAATTGGCAGCCCGTTCGTCGGAACGAATTGATGTTTATTCACTGGTTTCGGCGTTGGCAACGTCGGGGCTGGGTTACATTTACGAGGACGCCCAGGGTCGTATCGGGTACGCAGATTCCACCCACCGCACCAATTATCTTGCAGCCAACGGTTACGTTGACCTTGACGCAAATCACGCCCGCGCGGCTGGGCTTCGAATTCAAACCCGTGTGGGCGACGTTCGAAATTCCTTAACGATTAAATACAACGCGACCAGCAGCAGCGAACAATCAGCCAGTGACGCCAATTCAATTGCCCTTTACGGCACGCTTGCACAAATTATCGAAACAACTTTGCACAATTCAGCTGACGCGTTAGCGCAGGCAAATTTCTATTTGTCATTGCGTGCCCAACCCCAGCCAATCTTCAGTGAAATTTCGTTTGACCTGACAAACCCTGAAATTGACAATGCTGACCGCGACGCATTGATCAATGTTTTTATGGGCGAAGCGATTTCGTTGAACAACCTGCCGTTGAACATGGCGTCGGGTACATTCCAGGGCTTCGTTGAGGGCTGGTCGTTTCAAGCCGCCTATAACCGTTTGAGCGTTACATTGTTGTTGTCGCCATTGGCTTATTCGTTGCAGGCAATGCGTTGGAATGACGTGCCAGTGACTGAAACATGGTCAAGCGTGTCGCCGACACTTGACTGGGAAAGTGCAACAATTGTTGCCTGATAAGGAGAAAACATGACAAACCCAACAAGCAATTTCGGGTGGCAAATGCCTACCAGCACGGATTTAGTCACTGACCTTCCAGCCGATTTTGAAGTTTTTGGTCAGGCGGTCGATACATCATTGGCTGATTTAAAGGGTGGAACAACGGGGCAAGTGCTTGCAAAAGCGTCAAACGCAAACATGGATTTTGTTTGGACAACTGATGCAAGTGGCATGACTAACCCTATGACAACAACAGGCGACACAATTTATTCATCAAGCGGGTCAACGCCCGCACGTTTGGGTATCGGAACAACTGGGCAAATTCTTACGGTTGCAGGTGGGATACCTTCGTGGGCAACGGTTACGCAAAAAGTCGTTAAAATTGTTGCAGCAACAACAACGACCGAAACATCTTCATCATCTGCAAGTTACGCGGATACGACTTTAACGGCAACAATTACACCAGCAAGCGCAAGCAACCAAATTTTGGTTTTCGTTAGCCAAAATGGATTGCAAAAGGTTTCATCAGACACAGGTGTCGATTTAAGACTGATGAGAGGTGCAACAAACATTGCAACATTTGGTTTGGCTATTGGTGCAAACGCAGCAAGTACAACCCATTTTGACGGTGGTTCGTCCGTAACGATTTTAGATAGTCCAGCGACAACAAGCGCGACAACATACAAAACCCAATTTGCTTCAAGTAGCGGAACAGCAGCTGCGCGAGTGCAAATGAATTCCGTTCGATCAAGCATTGTTTTAGTGGAGGTCACACCATGACAAATTTGGAAATTGTAAAGGCTTTAATTTCTTTGAAACCAAATGCCGAATGGACGATTTCAGGCGATAATTACGAAAATTTAATTTGGCTTTCAAATGGCAAACCGCCAACTTTGGCAGAAATTGAAGCAGAAATTGCTTTATTGCCAGCAAAAGAATCTGCCGTTTTGGTTACAAAAAATGCTGAAAAGGCTGCATTGCTTGAGCGTTTAGGCATAAGCCACGACGAAGCGAAATTATTGTTTTCATGACTTATCCGCAAGGTACAAATGCAAGATTCATTGAAGTCGCGGCAGCTGAAGTCGGCACGGTTGAAGAAGGTGACAACCTGACAAAATACGGCAAGTTCACAAAGGCAGACGGCTTGCCGTGGTGCGGTTCATTTGTCAATTGGTGTGCAGCCCAGGCAGGAATCAAGATTCATTCAGTTGTTGGCACTGCCGTTGGCGCACATAAATTCAAAGAAATCCAACGTTGGTCATCAATGCCACAACTGGGTTATTTGGCTTTCATGGACTTTCCACATGACGGTGTCGACCGCATTTCTCACATTGGCATTGTTGTGGGACTTATCGATTCAAAGACATGTTTGACGATCGAAGGAAACACCAGCGGGACAGGCGACCAGCGCAATGGCGGCATGGTTATGGTGAAGGTTCGTTCATACGGTGAAGGCAAGGAAATTGTTGGTTTCGGCATTCCAAAGTTTGTGCCGTATAAGGGAGAATTTCCAAAAATCGAAATACCT